TGAAACTTGCATCGGTAACGCATAGCTCGGAGTTCTTCATATCCCATCGGATTACTTCGTTGAGCAGTTCTCCAACGTGGCGATCTTCGTGATCAATGTACCCTCGAAGGTGTTTGAACATTTCAGTAACATCTTGGAAAATGTAATGGCTTACAGGATCGCACATATTATCAGAATGTGCGTGACCAATAAAGATTTCCCAACCTACACAGCTTTTGTCATAGCTTGGTTTCACTTTCCAAAAGCGCAATGCGTCAACTGGAAACATTTTTTCGTTCATTGTTTTCATATTATTTTGATTTTTTGGTTTCAATTCTTTTTGAAATGTAAGCACCTATAAACATCATGTAAATAAGTGTGAATGGGTTTCTTGTTAGGAGAAACACTAAAAGCGTTACGATTCCCCAAATGGTTGTTTGCGTTTTGTTCATTTTGTTTTTTGGTTTGTTTGTGCGTTACGGATGCGCACCCCCCCGTTTTTTTTATGAATTTGCGTTATCTAAAACTTTATTGAAATTCTTAAAGAAAATTCTTTGTGTTTCTTGGCTTGATTGGCAATAACCAATTGCACGGCAATAATCTGTAATTTTGTTATCCCTTACGTTGAATCCTGCTTGGTAAGTTTTTCCGTTAATCATGAAAACATAATCGCAATTAAATTCATTGTATTGAACAATTTTAAAATTAACTCCCATTTTGTTAAGCTTGTTTTCTAAATTTTTGGTTGTCATAGCTTTGTTTTTTAGTTTGTTTCTCTTTGGTATTACAAAGATACACATGAAATTTAATTGTGCAAACTTTTTACGAAAAAAAATGAAACTTTTTTTTGAAGGCATAAAAAAACCCCCGATTTCTCAGGGGTTCAACCAAAAAATTAAACTACGAAAACAACGAAAACCGTGCTATCTGCTACAAATATACTACTTTATTTGTTCTCGTCAACAGTAATTTGTGAAACGGTGGTAATAATTGTACCCGCCGTGATCAAATAACCGCTCAAAGCTACGATTGACGCAGGAAGCGAAACTGGTGCAGTAGCCAAAGCACCCCCGACCACACCAACCACAATCCCAATAGTGCGCAATTTCTTAAAAAATGGTGGAGTTTCTGCCGTCGCTCTTTCATAAATCGACATTTCGTTAGCCTTCTTAGGCATCAGGTTTTTTAGATTTTTCATTTTGAATAAATTTAGTTGCAAAAATTTCAGTTCCTTTTAAACCAAGGTAGCCCATGATAAACGCAATACCGTACTCCGCTGAACCGTTCTCCATCCCCAATCCTTCAACAACGATAGGGGTAAGGTAGTTAGCACTGAACACACCGCTTGGAATACTCACCAACGCTTTCTTCCACGAAAACTCTTTCTTTCCGATCATAACAAGCGAACCCGCAAACCCCGCAAAGGATAAGCCCAGGTTAATGCCTAAATCGTGAAGTAACTGCTTCATGGTACAAAGATTTCAAAGTAACCCAAACCACCGTCTTCACTTGCCCAAAGACGTGAACCTTCAACGTACAATTTCATTGCATCCTCAAAGGTTAAATCATAGGTGGTAATACCTTCTAAATTAGTGACTGCGTAAATCATGATGTAATAATTTCAAGGAAAGCACTTTCGCACGTAACGGTATCAGACCCAGTTGTTTTTGCAACGGTAATAATAAAGCTAATCGGTTGAGTGCGGTCAATGGTTTGGCTAACCAATGCGCCACCGTTATTACCATAAATGGTATTTGATGTGACCGTATTTGTTGCAAATCTTAACGTTGTTGAAAGCGTTACAACTGCGAGTAAATCTATTTGTGTTGATGTAATAGAAGCCCCTAATGTTGAGGGTGAATATAAAGTAGCCCCCGCAGTTGTAGTTCCAAACTTAACACGAAGTGACTTTGTTCCGTTTGTATTATAAGTCATCAACCCACAAATACGAATCACATCGCCTACATTCAAAGTGTTTGCAGGAATGGTCAAAGTTGACATGATTATTTCAGCGGTAGTATTTCCCGAAGTAAACGCTGATGGGGCAATAGCAACCGCAGGAATGATTTTAGGGAGGCGTGCCTTGTCAAATGTACCCGAAGTGATTTGGGACGCTGTAAATTGCTTACTTGCATCGCTCGTATTGTCCACGTTTCCAAGTCCAACCATAGCCTTGGTTACTTGCTTGTTCTTCCATAGGTCGGTTGAACTTTCGTAAATCAAAGCATCGTTATTCGCAAGCGTTGCTGGGTCAATAAACACGTTATGAAGTTCGTCTAACTCCCAACCGTTCATGATCTTAACGTAAATCTTTCCGTTGTTAGCGTGCGCGTATTCCACGTAACCAAGAACAACGATGTGGCCCGTAGAACCGTTTGGCTTAACCTTAGTCATGCGCCCCGCAGTGGTTGGGCTTAAATATAACACATCGCCATCGTTCCACGTTTCACCTTGCAAACTTCCAGTTGGATTGATATTTTGAAGTTGACCAACGGTTAGAATAAATCCTTCTTGGTTTGGTGCAATCGTTTCCGTTACCACTCCGAGCGTATCGGCTGAATTAAGGTCGCTATTGGCTTGCGCTAAATTAACCGCTAACCTTTGGCCTTGCGCTCCCGTAACCTTTACAACTTGGTATTCTGCTTTCGTTAGTGTGGTGTTTGGGTTCACCTTGTTTACCACACGAGCGACTAAATCAACGCCGTTCTTCAATGTAACCGAGCCACCTTTCAAAAGTGTTTGTGAACTTCCAAGGCTATCGTTCCACTCGGTTGCACCAACTGCAAGCGTGCCGGTTGGGTTTACGTTTAACGCTAATTGATCGGCAGTTAAATTGTACGTGCCGAGATCGACGTTTTGTGTTGCACCCGTGTAAGGTACACCACCACCACCGCCACCTGTTGACTTTGCTTCAAGATCACCATTGGCCACGCCGTCTTTAAACCAATACTCAACCGCTCCGCTTCCATCGTCAACGATAACGGTTAAACCAATGTAACGCCTATCTTCGGGAACTGAACTCAAAGCCGAAGCCGTGGAAACAAACACACCCAATCGGTCATCGACTGGTGCGGGTTTGTTGATTTCTAAATTATCTGAAAGTCTTATCATTGTATAGTCATTTGTACGGTTGCTTCCGTTTGCCATTTTGTTACGTAAATATCGTACCCATCTTGCGTATCGTACACCTCAAATAAATCCACGAATGAACCTTGATCAAAGGCGCTTCGATACCAATGCGAAAACGAATAAGTTGAAGGAACTGCAAACCAAAGGAATAAGTTACTAACCGCACTACCATCGAAGGTAATGTTTATCGGTTTATCAATCGCAACGGCTAACGTATTGCCATCGTAAAGGTCGATTTGATTGGTAGCTTCAACACCACCATAGTAACACGTATCGGGGTCCATTTCCGTTGGAATCGTACACACACTCAAAGCAAGTGGAACGTTGAAAGATACTACCGCTCTACATCCCGCAACACGATCGCCAAACCTACGTTGATATTTAATCATGAAATCCCCAGCAAGTTGTGTCATATCCGACATGACCTCGTCGGGTTGTAGCGTTTGGAAGTTCAAAGCATTTGAACCCGTAGGGCGGTCTGCTACCTTTTGGCTTTCCTCAATCTTATCCATGAACACCAATCCCACCGTAAACGTGGCCGAATTACTACCGAACCTCGCACCGTCCAACGTGGCGAAAACCAAAGGGTAGTACACCCGATCGATTTCGGGAGTAACAAAGTTGGTTATTTGTGCGCTGTCAGGGTCCAGGATGTTACCCGTACCGAACGAATTAACGAGCGGATGGCTCTCGCTGAACTCCTTTAAGCTTCTTTTGATCGTGTTCCAACTTTGCATCTTTGTCTTTTGATAGGTAAACCCGTAACTTTTCTACGTTCTTTTTGTGGTAACTCATAATTTTCAATAACAGTCACAATCCCGATTGAAGTTTGCTTGGTAACGCTTAGCGTAATCGCCACAACAACCGTAATTATCTAACACCAAACCCGCAGTGTAATTGCGTCGGTTCGGTAATATAGTATCGATTTGTCCACTTGGGGATTGATACGCAGGGAAGTCTGTAATATTTGTTAAGATATAACGTGTAATCCTTTCAGCGTACCACTCCGCTTTTGATTTGTAGTAATCAATCAATCTTTGAAGTTCACTCATGGAGGCCTGTGTACTGTTTTGGTCCGTACCACGTTCCACGTTCTTATTGCGTAACTGAAAACCGAAGGCCATCGGAAACTCCATTTGTACAAACATTTGTAAACATGGCTGAATGTAGTCAATAAGCAAGTCCTCATTCTCTTGACTTAAATCGTTGGCAATAATTTGATTAGCAATTTCACGGTAAAGGTCGCTACCTAATATTGGTTGAATGTGCATCTCTTGGCACATAATCAACGTAGGGCGCAACTTTACCATGCTTACGTTCTCGTTAATCAATGAAGCATCCTTCAACTGCTTCTCGGTTATGAATAAAGCTTTTTGGCTCATGCTTTCGGTTTTACTAATGTTTGCATCCAAGTGTGACGGCAAGTAGGGTAGTGCTGGTTCG